AGTCAGTGTTTGTATCAAGTGGAAGTTATCTGCTTCTTCTACTGATGGATGGTGGTACTCTCCTCTGTTATAATCGTAGAAGATACCCGGTACACTCTTGAAGTCTTTGTCTATACTAACTATGATCGTCTCTTCATCCATTGCTTTATCTGTAGCTAAGATAGATATAACATCGTCAGCTTCCAAGTTAGCCCACAGCACACCACCAAGTTCATCGATGATCCACTGCTTAACTTGTCGAAGGATGATAGGCAGTCGAGACTTAGCACGGTTAGCTTTGTAGTCAGGGTACAGCTTGCGTCGGAAGTTAGCACGGTCTGATAGACACAGCACTACATTCTCACACTTCAACTGTTCTCTGAACTCCTGTATCTTATTTATCACACGAGCTTTAGCTAATGCCATGTCTGCGTGTACAGTCCACAGTTCTTCCTTCCATTGTATCGGTTCTTCTGCGACAACAGCTGCCTCGAAAGCGAGGACATCTGCGTCTATTAATAGTGTAGTTTTACTCATAGTATACGCTCCAATTATTTTGATATTTCTTGTACTTAGACTTGGAACTATTGTCGTCGTACAGTTTTATTGTCAAGCTAGTGACAGCTTTTCTAGGTATCATCCACCACATATTAATAGGTGCTGCGTAACAAGCTACTACATCCACCAAGTCACTCATGTGTGCTTTAGTAGTACATCCAGTACCAGTTGATAAACTGTAGTAATTACATTTGTGTTTAACACTTGTGCTTTTTACTTGTACCTTCAGATCACCTGCTGGGCAGTGCACGATATAGTCCCACGGCATAGGAGTAGTTGGTGTGTGTGGTTCAAAGTCCCGCTCTAAACATTCTGTTATGAAGCGAGTCTCTGCTATAGCTCCTATGCGTTGTTCTTTAGATGATGGCATGTGTTGTCTCCATTCAAATGGGTAGCTAATATCTTGGGTGTCGTACAATTCAGCGACCGTAGTATAGTAATCATATTCTATTTCGTCCATCATCAATGCGTCTCCGCCCAAGTGTTTCCGATCTTGTACTCACCATCCAACTGTACATTCAGTTTCAGTTCAACACCTGCTACACGAATAGCTTTCACTGCTAACTTACCGAATGCTTCTGCTTGGTCTGGTATTACTTCTGCTTGGAACTCATCGTGTATGTTAGCAACAAATGCGTACTCTCTACCGTGCTGCCAGTTACTCTTACCGAGTGCGTGGAACAGTTGGATAAGTGCTACCTTCATACACACAGCTCCGGCTGATTGAAGTAACATGTTCAGTGCTGCGTGACTGCTTCTAATCCGTAATAGTCGCCCGTCCAATCCTGATAATACACCACCGTGTTCCACTTTTTTCTGGATGGCATCTTGTAGTTTCTTCAAGGCTGGTAGGTTATCTAAGAACTTACGCTTCAACTGCATACCTTCCTTCGCTCCACCTCCAATGATCTCTCCCATCTTAGCGGGACCAGCACCGTACAACAAAGCGTAGATCATGGTCTTAGCTTGGTCTCTGTTCTCTAACCCTGCTCGTTCCATGTTGAATGTATGGATGTCTCCTTCTGTTACTATCTTTCCGTACTGACCACCGTCGTAGAATGCTAAGTAATGTGCTAACATCCGTAGCTCCAATCCACTAGCGTCACATCCCACCAACTTCTTACCGACACCCGCACCGAATAAATCCCGACACTCTTCACCGTAAGGTACACGACAAGCAGGAACTTGTGCTACATTTGGATTGCTGTGTGTACACCTACCAGTCACTGCTCCGTTAGTATTAACACTACCGTGTATGCGTCCAAGCTTCGCCAACTTTAACCACGCTTGTTCACCCTCTGCTAACTGACCCAGTCTTTTCTGTACGAGGAGATAGTCTAACAGCTTCTGTGCTATTGGATGGTCTATCTTCTTCAGTACTCCCTCATCCACTTTAGGTGTGGTAGCATCTGGTTCTTTTGGTAGATCGTATCCGAGGTCAGCTAATGCTTGTGCTATCTGTTGTCTACTACCAGGATTAAACAATGTAGTCTTCTTCTTGTTACCACTCTTGACTGCTTCCTTTAACAAGGTCTGCTTCAACCCTCTAGCTTTCAACATCTCCTTTAGCTTTACCTTGGTCTCAGCAGTGAGGACTTCTATCTTATCTTCCTCCTTTAATGTTATCGACCAACCAGCTGGACTCTTCATCTCTTCCACCTTTGGTGATACCATCTGTTGCAGTTCGTCTTTCAACTCTGCTCGGATAGAGGTTAACTTAGCGGTTAACTTGTCTGCTTTATCCAAGTCAAAACTGAAACCGTGTCGTTCTTGTTGAGCGATGATAAATGCAAACCAATGTTCTATACCTATCATCACACGGCTCGGCTCTTGCTTCATTAAGTAATCGTACAACAGCTGAGTAACTATACAGTCACGCTCACAGTACTTCTTCATCTCCTCATTGTAATGATCGAACGCACCGTCCTCTTCTCCGTAAGTCAGCTTAGTCTGCTTACCCATCCGGTGTCCCCAAGCTTTCAAGCTGTGACTACCTACAAGTTTAGGATCGAAGTTGTTCCGTCCGAAGTCCTCGTTCCTCAAGTCAGAGAAGATACACCTAGATAATACTAAGGTATCTATAACTTTAACCAAGGGTGGAGAGAATCCGTACATCTTCTTGAGTGCTGGTATATCAAACTTAATAACATTGTGTCCGACGATACGGTCTGCTTCTGCTAGTGCTTGCAACCCTCGGTGTATACTGTCTCCTGCAAATGTCACCATCTTAGAAGTCATTGGATCGTACACACTCAAGCAGTGTACCGTGTGTAAGTCCGTCAGATTAGTGAAGTCTTCAAGAGCATTTGTTTCTATATCAAAGAATAGTGTTCTCATATTTGTTTTATTATTGTTTCTTTTGTTTCTATCATATTTTAGAAGGGTCCATTAGTATTATTTATATCTTCTTCCGTATTAAATGTACTCGCCCTGTCTTCCTCGGTGCACCGACCTGTATCACAGTTGTAATACAAAGTACTACAGTGTCCAGTCTCACCGCTGAATCGATTCTTCAGTACTCTTACTTTTGTTTCGTTACTTAGTCTGTCGCTTTGTTGGTTGCGTTCCAAGCCGATGACCATGTCAGATAGCTGTGCGATTGCTTGACTACCTCGGAGGTGATGCAGACTGACTCGTCCACCCTCTTCATGTCCAGTATCCACACGCTTCAAGTGACTGACCAATACCATACCACACCCTGTCTCTTCTACTAGAGATCGTAGCTTGGTCATTGTATTATCTATCAGTCGTCGCTCATCGTCACCTTGGATACCACTAACAACAATCGATAGGTGGTCTAAGAATATCCATTTACAATCGAATCCTTTAATCAGATACCTGATCTTAGATAACAGATTGTCAGACTCCATAGACCCGAAGTGATCGTAGGTGTAGAACTTACCGTTACCCACAGTCTTATCGAACGCAGGTCGTAACTCCTTCTCATCTAACATATCATCATCGAGGTGTAGTGGTTTGTTCATGTGGATACCAAGGATACCCAACGCTGTACGCCTGACGGATTCTTCAAGAGCTATGTAACCTACCGTCTCACCCAACCCTAACAGATGGTGTGCTATCTCACGACAGAACAGACTCTTACCGATACCACTACCAGCAGTAACAGTTACAAGTTCACCCAACCTCATCCCGTGAGTGATACTGTTCAGTCCGATAAACGGATACGGTTTGCTTTTGTGTTCCTCCTTGAGAGAGATAACATCCCACAGTTCCTTACCGTTTACGATGCCATCAGGTCTGTACTCACGAGCGTCGAACAAGCAGTTAACTAACTCCTTACTTCTGTTAGCAACAAGCATATCATTCGGGTCTTTAAGTGGTAGCTCTGCGATGTAAGCTTTACCAGGTGTAAGGAGTGCTGCACATTCTGCTGCTCCCTTCCGTCCGACATCGTCCATATCAAAGCAGAAGACTACTTGATCGTATCTGTCTAACCAATCGATAGCTTGAGCAACAAACTTCTTAGCTGCTCCTCCACCGTTAGGTACACTCACGACTGCCCACTTGTTATCGAAAGCTTGGGACACACTGAGTGCATCTATCTCACCCTCGGTAACTAC